TGTGTTAAGGAGTGTAGGATAGGAGAGGACCATTGCATGGCTTGCGGCAGGTCTCTCAAGGACATCCAAAATTGGCGTGAATACTCTGAAGATAAACGTAATAGTATTATGAAATCCTTAGAGGGTAAACAGAATGTATGAGGTGTATAGTATATCCAACTGTCCATTCTGTGACAAGGCTAAGGAATTACTACGAGAAACCGGAGAAGGTTTCACTGAATATGCTATTGATATACAACGATCTCTAGGTGAATCAATCATGAAGAGGTCTATGATGAACACTGTACCAATCATATACCGAAATGATGTATTTATTGGTGGGTATAATGATCTTAAGATGTACTTAAACAAATGAAGAAAGGACGCAACATGCGTTTATGTTATGATATAGAATGCAATGGTCTTACTCCGGACACTATCTGGATGATTGTTGCACAGAACTTAGATACCAATCAGATCTATAAGTTCTCTGATCACGATAACCTACATGGTTCTATAGCTGATGGTGCTGCACTACTACAGAACGCAGAGCTACTGGTAGGACATAACATTATAGGTTTTGATAATGTGGTCATGGACAAGCTGTGTGGTACTACACTCAATGAGAAACGCTTACATGACACGTGGGTTATGTCTCAGGTGTTACGCTACAAACGTGCCCACAAGCATGGTCTTGCAGGTTGGGGTGAACACCTTGGCAACAGCAAGATTACATATGAAGATGGTTGGGATGCTTACTCACGTGAGATGTTACGTTATTGTGTACAAGATGTTCGTGTGAATGTTGATGTGTACAATGAGTTACTATCAGAGTACAAGAAGGTTGCTACGTATAACCCTAAGATTAAATTGGGTATGCAAGCAGAACATGAGACAGCTAAGTTCAATGCATTCTGCAAGAGCAAGGGCTGGTACTTTGATATGGAGGAAGCTAAGACCCTAGTGGGTACAATGCAACAACGTATGGCTGAGATCTCTAACATCATTGAGCCTCAGATGGGCACTAAGGTTGTCTACATTGACAAGGAACCTAAGTCACCTAAGTACAACAAGAATGGGAAGTACAATGCGACGACTGCCAAGCTGCTTACTGAATATTTTGGAACGGAAGTCTCGGTCACAGACACCCACCTCGCTGGACCAGATTTCAAATTCCAACGAACAACTAAGGAACAAGCTAAACTGGGATCACAAGAAGCGGTTAAAGATTGGCTTGTCACTATCGGATGGAAACCAGATGAATACAACCGAAAGAAAATCGGAAGAGAATGGGTAACGACTGGACCTAAACTCACAACATCCTCATTGGCTAAGCTTGGGGAAGTTGGTATGATGGTGGACGAGTACTATGTGTTACGTCACAAGGCTTCTCTTATGGAGGGCTGGGTAGAAAAAGTAGAGGGCTCAGATGATAAACGACTTCATGGTAACATGTGGACTATTGGTACTCCTACCTTCAGAGTACGTCACGAAGTTATTGCAAACCTTCCAGGTATTGAAACACCTTGGGGTAAAGAAATACGTGGGATGCTTAAACCTGATCCAGGGTACGTTATTGTTGGTGCCGATAGTGCTGGTAATCAGCTACGTGGTCTTTGTCATTACGTGGGGAACGATGATTTCACTAATGAAGTCAGGTATGGGGATCAACACCAACGAAATGCTGATGCTCTTGGATGCTCTAGGGGTGTCGCCAAAGGGTATCTATATGCTTATCTCTTTGGTGCTGGTGACGCTAAACTGGGACAGGTTCTATCAGGAAAGTCAAACAGCGAAGTAGGACGTAAGTCTCGTGCTGATTTCTCTAAGGGTATCAAAGGTTTGGAAGAACTTAAGAAGAAACTCTTAAACATCTGGAACAAAACATCTAACCAACAAGGTGATGGATGGTTCCCTGCCCTTGATGGACGCCCTGTATTCTGTGCGTCTGGTCACCAAACTCTTAACTACTTACTCCAAGCTGCTGAGGGTGTAACCTGTAAGGCTTCACTGATGTGGGCATGGGATAAGATACGTGAAGAGAAACTACGTGCTGAACCTCGTTTGTTTTACCATGATGAGATGGCATTCCAATCACACCCTGACGATGCTAAACGTGTTGGGGAAATTCTAACAGAGTCCTTTGCTGCTGGCCCAGAGATGTTCGGTGTAACATGTATGGATGGTGGTGATTATGTAATAGGAGAAAGCTACGCAGATGTTCACTGATAATGCAGTAATACTGGTAGACTCAGACTCAATCTACTTTCGGATGGCTTGTGTAACAACCAAACAGAAAGAGATACGTGTGGGAATTGACAATACTATGAGAGAGATCCAACGTAACTGTGGGTCTGATAGTTTCCTCGTAGCAATTAAAGGTAGGGGTAATTTCCGAAAGGATATCTACCCTGCCTACAAAGGAACCAGAAAGGAGATAGAGCCTGACGTTAAAGAAGCACTGAACTATGGGCATAAGTACATGGTTGAGAAGTATTCTGCTGTTGAGGCAGATGATATGGAAGCAGATGACCTTGTTGCCATCTGGGCTGCTGAGTGTAGAACTGTTGAGCAAGAGTATACAATAGTTGGTATTGACAAAGATCTTCTCCAGATTCCTGGAACACATTACAACTTTGTTAAGAAAGAGATTACAGAAGTTGATGAAGACACTGCTAATCTTAAGCTTATGCTTCAATGTCTTACTGGTGACAGGTCTGATAACATCCCTGGAATTAAGGGGATTGGACCTAAGAAAGCAGAGAAGATACTACATGGAGTTCCTATGCACCGCAGGTGGAATAGGGTACGAGCTGCTTGGAGAACAAATGGATCCGGTAATCCGGACACTTCCAAGCGTCTATTAACAATGCTAACATCTTGGGAAGAACTAGATGACATTAAGAAACAAATTGAAGAGTATAAGTCGAAAGAGCAAACGTCAGTTCATCGGGATTCTGAAGACTGACATAGGTTGTACTGATTGTGGTTATGATAAACACCCAGATGCCCTAGGCTTTGACCATCTACCTAAGTATGAGAAGCTTCACAATGTATCTCGAATGATCTCTTGTGATAAAGATATCGGTGATATACTTAATGAGGTATTTAAAACAGAGGTAGTGTGTCATAACTGTCATGCTATCAGAACAGCAGAGAGGCGTAATGGAAAACCTATTCCAGATGAAACCACTATCAGCGAACAGGATGTTTGTCAGGAAGGGCAGGACAACCTACAAGACAGCTGACTACAAGAGGTTCCAAGAGGAGATGGCAATGATACTGATGGGTGAGACATGGGCTTTTAAAGATAGCCCTGTCCACTTCATTGTGTATGCTGGTCTTTCTAATAAAGCCTCTGACTTAGACAATATAATTAAACCTTTACTTGATACCTATCAAAACATATTCGAGGAGTTCAATGATAAAACCGTACAAGGAATTATCCTTCAAAGAGACAGAGTTAAACGAGGAAGAGAGTACCTCTGGGTTCGAGTTACAAAAGCAAAAGAACTTGAAGTGGGACTCGAAGCATTCAAAGACTCGGATAAGAAAGAATCGTAACCGTGATATGAAAATCGAAAGGGACTACTGGTGAAAACTAATTGTGAAAAATGTGGAAGCTCTGATGCTAACCACGTATACAATGATGACAACCCAAGAAGCCACTGCTTCTCGTGTGGAACAACTGTATTTATAAATGAAAGAGAACCAATGGAAATTATAGAAGACACAGACTTCCTTATGGACTCATCTATAATTGATGAGATTAGTACATACAGAAGCTATCCAATGTCTAGTCGTGGGATCTCTCAGGATGTGGTTGATCACTACAATGTCAAGATGTCTGTAGATGTTAATGGCAAACCTCAATCACACTTCTACCCTTACACTGTCAATGGAGAACTGTCTGCATACAAAGAGCGTAAGCTCCCAAAAGAGTTTCGTACTCATGGAGATTTTAAGAATGTCGAACTATTTGGACAACAACAATCAACATCTGGATTTACGTTGGTCATATGTGAAGGAGAAGTCGATGCACTCAGTGTCGCCCAAGCGTACAAAGAAAAGTACGGAAGAACCTATTCTGTGGTTGCTGTACCTTCTTCATCTTCTACCTCTTGTGCTCTTGCTCAAAGGGATTGGATAAACTCCTTCAAGACTGTCGTAATTATGATGGATCAAGATGAAGCTGGTAAGAAGATGTCTGACTTCCTGGGTAAGATGATTAAACCAGGCAAGGCTAAAGTCGCAAAGCTACCAGAGAATGACGCTAATGCTACATTACTTAAGCATGGTTGGAAGACTTTACTTGAGTGTGTGTGGAATGCACAGAGTTGGAACCCATCTGGTATCGTTACAGGTAAACCTATCTGGGATCAATTCATTCAACGACAGAACGTAGAGTGTGTACCCTACCCTGATTGTTTGAGTGGTTTAAATAGTAAATTAAAGGGGATTAGGCATGGTGAGATTACTCTATTCACTTCTGGAACTGGGAGTGGTAAGTCTACTATTATCAAAGAAATTATCTTGGATCTTCTCTCGAAAACGGAAGATCGGGTGGGGCTTATCAGTCTGGAAGAGAGCGTTGGAGATACGGCAGAGAAGTTCATTGGCATGGTACTCAAGAAGTCGCTTAATGAAGACACACCTCCGGCTGAAGATGAACTTAGACAAGGTTTTGAACAGGTGTTTGGAGATGAAAGACTCGTCCTCCTCGACCACCAAGGATCAGTTGGAGATGACAGCCTCATTGATAAAATCGAATACATGGCCCTCATGGGTTGTAAATATTTGGTCCTCGACCACATCACAATCGCAGTATCAGAAGGAAGTGACGGTCTATCGGGTAATGAAGCCATCGACAAGTTCATGTCCGACCTCCTCAAAATCGTCAAGCGGCACAACATCTGGCTAGGTTTGATCTCCCACCTTCGTAAAGCACAGGGTGGTAAGGCATTCGAGGATGGTAACATTGCATCCATCGATGACATCAAAGGTTCTGGTTCTATCAAACAGATCTCCTTTGACATCATTGCATTCTCTAGGAACCTAACAGCAGCTGATGAGTATGAACGTAACACTGTTCAATTCAGGGTGCTTAAGTCTAGGTTTACAGGTAAGACAGGTGATGCTGGTGCTGCAACATATGATGCACAAACTACCCGACTTCAGAATAAAGAGGTTGGTTTTGATTACATAACTACATAGGAGAATACATGTCAGCACTCCAAGAGATAGTTGATTACCTTGTCAAGAGGGTAGATGGTGTAAGTCCTGCACGTCGAAGACCCCACCTTGCTGGGCTCTTGATGAGATTGTCTGGAAACTATAGTGAACGTATGGAAGGCTACGTTGTTAAGAGTATCTCTATACTTCAAATGCAATTCACTAAGGATACCAGTTCAAGCCCAGCTGGTACCACCACACTCACCAATGCATCTAGTAAGATAGGTCAGAGTGTGGGTAAAGAACTAGACCGAGAGCCCCTTCCCTGGGGCTCTGTAGTGTCCATAGGAGACCTGTTCGTAGAAGCCCTATACAACCTAGGGTTTATCGACTTGTCCTATGCTAAGACCCGTAACAGCTGCCATGTGGTGTCTGCATCCCATAGGTGGTATGAGTTAGGTGTGATACCTGAGAGAGGTGGGAGTTTTCCCTTAGCCTCTACCAGTATCATACGACCCAAAGATATATCTGGTATGATACAACAGATCAATGGGGTACACAGGCCAGTGATCAAAGGTAGGGTAGAGGGTGATCCAATAGACCCTTATGCACCTTGGGTACAAGCCCTTAACAAACTACAGCAGACTGCTTGGAAGATAAACAAACCAGTATACAATGCAATGGTTGAGAACAAAGAGTTGTTCTTATCTACTGACCCTATCAAAGACAATGATGCTAAGGAACTCAAGCGTAGAAGTAAGATGGTTGAGTGGGCATTCATATCAGAGAAGGCACGTAAGCTATCAGAGCTAGAGGTTTTCTATCAGTACTTGGATGTGGACTATCGTGGTAGGTTCTACTATTGTGAGAGCTTCATGAACTTCCAAGGATCTGATCTAGCTAGGGGATTGTTTAAGTTCCAACACTCAAAGCCCATGACTGAGAGTGGGTTACAGTGGTTAGCTATACACACAGCGTCTGTCTTCAACATGTCTTACAACATCGATGAGATACCTGATTGGTGTACATCTGATTACAAAGGACACCTTGAGAGTGAAGGGTTAGACAACATCTCTGTTGACAAGATGACCCTAGAAGATCGTATCATATGGACCAATGAGTACATGGATGATATCATAGAGGCCGGTAAGAACTCACAGTTCTCTGGTCAAGCTGAGAAGAAAGTATCCTTCCTTGCTGCTTGTGTTGAGTGGTATGAATTTGAATGTGCTTACAGAGACAATCGTATACACATGACTAGCCTACCTATACCTATTGATGGAAGTAACAATGGTTGGCAACACCTCGGAGCAATCTCTAAGGATGAACAGACTGGTGAGTTGGTTGGTCTAATACCCTCAGAGATACAGAAAGACTTCTATGTGCAGACAGCCAAGGAGATGATTAATCTGTGTAAAGATGATAGGCTTAATGGTATATTGTCTAGTATGCCTATGAAGAGTATACGTAAGGGTATATCCAAGCGTGGCTCCATGACTAGGGCATACTCAGCAGGCTCTAAGAAGATCGCTGAGAACATGTTCTTTGATTGTAAGTCAGAGGACTACCACACAGAGTATGACATCACACAGGATGACTGTACTAAGTTATCTAAACTGCTGATCAAAGCAATTGATAAGGTATGTCCAGGCCCACTATCTACTATGAGTTACCTACAGAACCTAGCGATGTATCAATTAGGTACGCATGTAAAGGTAGACTCAGAAGGATACGAAGCTAACACTGAGTATCGTAGCCTATCTAAGATACGTGACACTCTTATGAAGAAGAACTTCAAGACTGATGAAGATCTCTATGAGCTTAATGATGTTGTGATTAAACTTAAACAGTTCACCACAAGTCTAAAGCATGGTAAGGGTGAAGATAAGATTGAGTGGAGTACACCTTCAGGGTTCCATGTGATCTATGAGAAGTGGATCATGCAAGATAGGAAAGCCAGAGGACGTATCAAAGGGTATGGGAATAAGACGGGTCAGGTTACACACGTAGCCCTTGTACCTACACGTATGCCAGACAGGAGGGGTTTCATCTGTGGCATGTCACCTAACTACATACACTCTATGGATGCAAGTCATATGGCTTTAGTTATCTCTGAGTGGGATGGTTCCTTTGCAGCTGTGCACGATAGCTTCAGTACTCATGCCAGTGATGTGAATAAACTTCTAAACCTAACCAAGCAAGTATTCATACGCATGTACGACTACGATAATTACTTTGAGGTTATACGTAACTTCATTACAGATGCTGAAGACGATGTGGAACAACCTACATTAGGCAGCTTAGATATAAAGGAGATTGAAAACAGTGATTACTTCTTCGCGTAAATCATACAACCAACTAGCACTTCGGGGTGTACAAGTAGATGATGATGAGTTCATTTCTGATTGGAACACTAACCCCCTAACTAAATCATCTCTAGATCCAGAGTTGGCTTACACAAAAGATCTCATGCCACGTATCATAGACATAGGTATTGCAGAAGATCTATCAAGTGGTGTTATAGATGACAAAAAAGCAAAACAACGAAAGCATGAGCAGATGAAGGAGTATCGTGAGCTTCTTGCAAAACAAGGTATGCTTAAATAAAAATAAAAAGGCCCCCAGGAAAACCTTTATGGTTCTCTTGGGGGCCTTGTTTTTTTTTTAGTGTGCGTAGTATTGCAGTGGAAATGTATTACCCTCAGGGTCTGTATACATCATACCACTATTCATCATCTCTCTCCTGAGTTCCTTCTTATTTTTATTAGTCTCAGCTATGCTCTTTTCGAGACGACTAATAGTATTAAGATGGGTCCTTAAAAGATTTCTAAACTCTTTAAGATGCCCGACAGTCGGAGATTGGGGTGGGCTTAAAACATCATAACCAACCTTAGACATTTGCTTAACTACAATGTCAGAAATAATAGCAGGCTCATCAAAACCACCACCACCTTTAACCTTTTGATTAAGGAGTTGGTTGTACTTGGAGATTCTGTTTTTAAAGTTAGGTATCACAACCCTCTCTGACCAAACCCCAGTCCTAGGATCGGGGCTCTTCTTAAGATCACCTGTCAACAACCAATCCATCAATGCTCTTTCATTAGTAGTTAGAACATCATCATTACTCCTACCCTGTAATGCTTTGTCAAAGATCCTATTAGATTCTTTAAGAGATCTCAAAGCTTCCTCTAAGTAACTCCAACCTTTGTCTTTGTCGGTGCCAATAGTTATATCCATCCAGTTGGTATTAACTTCCCTTAGGATTGTATCGTAACCATTAGCATCTACCTTAAAAGCATCATAGATAGTGTGAAGATAAGGAGCTCCAGGTGTTTTCTGAAGTGCAGACCAAGACTTGCCAGAGGCAGTCCTTGCTACCACAGCTGCATCGATACCTTGAATTGGGACAACAGGAGCACCGCCATAGGCGTACTCTGCAGGTATTGCCACATCATTCCGGATACGTTCAGCAGCAGCAGTGGACTCAGATTCATAATGTATAACTTCTGTTGGGCTTCTGAGCTTACCTGTGTTAGGGTCTATACTCCTGTATGTAGATCGGTTAGCGCCTTCAGATCCTAAACTTGCCATACCACCAACGTGTGTAATCATACCAGAGGGTGTTTGAAATACAAAAGGTAAGTTCATGATGGCAGTTTCAGCAGCTACGGCTCTCATAAGAGACCTTGCTTCCATTGCACCATTAGCAAGTATACCCTTAACAGATTCGCTGTACTTAGTAAGCATCTGATCACGGACTTTTGCCATTGAACCTACACTCTCATTTGTATAGTCTAAACTATTTATGGTATCTATAGCACTTAGATAATCGTGCGCTGCATCAATATCTTTTAGACTGTTTTTAGAAGGTCCTTCAGATAACACCCTTTGTTTTTCTGCTGTTATAAGAGCAACAACTTCTTCAATCAATGGACCAAAGCTAGTAAGCTCTTTACCATATCCCCAAGTCATGATCACTAACTTGGCAAGCTCACGATACTTAAACACTTCCTTAGACACTGTATCAGCTGGCTGTTTTAAATCATCTTCAAGATTAAAGGGTTTATCTATGATAGATTGAGTAGCTAATCTAATCAACGAGTCTCTAAGATCCCCAGAATCCAAAAGCTTTTCATCTTGAGTTCGCATTACACCTGTGAAGAACGCAGTCCTCTTGTCACCAAGTTGCATAGCATTACTTGCAGGGCCATTGGTCTTGCCATCCATGTAAGCATTAACAGAAGATAGGAATTGTCCATCACCATCTGGCCTATCCTTATAGTCCATGTAGTTAGCAAAATCTATTATGGTGTCTATGAATAAGTTACCATCCTCCTTTTTGCTTTGTATCTGACGGATTATCTTAGCATCAGCTTCGTTGTTTGGGTCTAGGTTTAAGCCATTAAACTTTGGAAACTGTGGGGAGTCTAGTGGTACTTTGTTTTCAATAGCAGTAGACACAGCCTCTAGCTGAGCATCCGTCATTGTAAGGGCCTCCCTTAATCTGATACCCATCGCACGAAGTATCCCCTTGTTAGACTCTAATAGGGCATCCCTACGAGGTGGTAGTGCATCGTCACCCACCTTTAACAAAATCATTGCATACATCTGACGTAGGTTTCTTTCCTGTCTGTTACCAGATTTAATAATGGCTGGTGTTGCAGAGCGTGTTACAAACCTAGCAGACTTAGCTGTAGTTGGGTTGACATATGTTTGCTGTGGAGTAATACGTCCTTGAAACCCTTGGACACTATATGTTAAATAAAATGCCTTGTTCCTAAACTCAACCAAACCATTTATCTCTTGTGCCAGTGTCCTACGTATCTTCTCCAACTCTCCCTCAGGGTTGTAGTCCTCCCCTGAACTCCTAGTTAAAGTACCATCAGCTATTCTTTGTTCTTGAACCATCAGTGCTGCATTGAAAGAATCTAGTTTTTTATTACCAACATTATTAATATCAGCACCCCAAAAATCTTTACCGTCCCTACCTGTTATTGCTGGAAGGCTAGTTGCTAATAGTATCTTAAGTCTACGAGAGTCAACCACATTGGCAACCTGTTCTAGATTACTAATAGCTTCCTCTAGTTCACTATTAAACTTCATACCTTTCTTGTAGCCAGAAGCCTGTCGTAAGTAGTTTTTACCTATGTCAGTACCAACCAAAGCTTTAGGAGCACTGAGTGGTTTAACCTCAACCTTTGGAAAGATTTGATTACGATACTTAGAACTCATCTCCAAGGCGTCTTCACCCCTGTGGGTAAGTGCGTATGTAGTCTGATCAAATGCTTTAACATCGGGCTTATACACAAGTTCTGGATTGGCATCTGCCCAAATACTTTTAGCAGCAGCTCCAAGGATCTCAGCTTCCATACCTGGAAGTCTATCTGGAGCATTTAAACTAAGCTGTTCAAACTGTGGATCTGTCTCTGGTATCCCCTGTCCCTTTAAAGAATCCCTGAGAAGCCGCAAGTATTGTAGGTGTATTTCTTGACCAAGCTGCTGATTGTTCTTAGCCTGTGTTAAAACCTTAACCTTATTATCCTTAGCTGACTCCGTGCTTGGAAGTAACGTAGCAGGTTCATCAGTAAACGGGTCATCTTCAAACTTTAAACCTGCAGCCTCATTAGCAAAGAACTGTTCAGTAACTGCACCCATTGTTTGAGCATACAACTTACTTGGAACTGTCTTATACCCACTCTTTGTAGAAGATGACTCAACATCCACTAACCCATCTGCCCTACTGATAGCTTGTAAAAGACTAGTTTTTTTACCTTCAAACACACCAGACATTGCACCAGCTAGGTCAGGTCCTGAGAGTGACTTAGTGAGTTCAAAAGCAGACGTACCAGCACTGTTAGGCGCTAAGTTAACACCAATGTTACCTGCCAATACTAAGTTGCCAAAGTTTTCAGTCCTTTGTTGAAACGCAGAATCACCATAGTTAGAACCATTAGTTTCCTTTAAGGCTTTGATATTTGCTCCCATTGAAGGAACAAACCCTTCCATTTGATTGCTAGGTACAACCTGATTTAGTTGCTCCAACCCAGAAGGTAAACCACTGGGATCCTGTAAGGTATCTACTGTGGACTCTAGTTCAGGGTCTACACGAAACGAAGCCGCCTCTTCTACTAACCCAGCACCACCTTGGACAGGGGTAACATCTGGTGCTACCTGCTGATCTCCCCCTTCTTCCATATTCAGCTGATCTTTAATGAAGTCAACAGGGGAGACTGATGTCCCCCCTTTAGCTACAGATCCAGTTGTTGTGTTTATTGCCATTACTGATTCTCCTTATTGTCCTTGTAGTTCCAACCACCACCAGTTAGAAGACTAGCTAGGCTTTTATTCTTATCTGTAAATGGTCCAATACCAGGAGACATCTTGAGTGTATTATACAAAGCACCCTCAACATCACCTTGAGCCAGCTTCAATGCTGCTTCACCACCCCTAGCTACATACCCTACAGTTGGGCTTTCACCAGTGGTTTGATTATACAACCAGCCACCAACACCATTAGATCGTTGACCATAGATAGGAGCAAACATGTCTATTACTCGTTCACCTGTACCGAATAATCCAGAAGCCATGACACCACGACGAATGTACTCAGGTTTATCCAAGTATGGATTACCAAATGTGCCACCATCATCATCATCGTCAAACTTAATAGAGTCTTTAATACCTTGAGCAAAGAACCCAAGAGCAATCATGGTTGCCATCAATACAAAAGTATTGTATCTCATAGTCGGAGTTCCTCGTTTGACATAATCATTCCACATGCGAGGTAGTTGGTTCGCTGTGAAGGTAGATATAAAACCTTGGAACTGTGTGAACAAAGCAAACCTAGGATCCTGATAGATCAAAGGTCTATTGGCTGCACCTGGAAGTGCTACTGATTGGTTGATAAAGTTATAGGAAGCTTCAGTAATAGTCTGTTCCCAGAATTGTTTCTTAACTTCAGTGTCCATAGCAATATCACCATAGAGTTCGTACTGATACATTAACTCTGCAAATTGTTCTACAGGTATCCCCAAACTTCTAAGTTTCTGTTCAGCCTCTTGTGCTTCTCGTGTTGCTTTAGTATAACCAAGATCTCTCATAGCAACAAGCTTAGAGTTGTATGATATGAAGTCAAATGCCATAGCACCACGAACAGAACGAGTGTAGTCTGTCCACTGCGTAAGACCGATAGCCCTAAAGAAAGCTTGCATCATCTGCTGACGACCTTCAGATGCCATACTAACACCTGATGTGGTAGCTGCACCCACTTCCCATTGCCCAAGCCCTACTTGCTGGAAGACTTCTTGACCCTTACTCCTAGTAACTATCTTAAGTATACCCTCATCTGTCTCATTCTCTACCTTCTTCAGGGCAGGTAAGAAAGCTGCAACAGCTTCCGCAGCAAATGTTCTGATACTTCCATTCTTCCCATAAATCTGCTCAGATGTTAATGCCCCCTGAGTCATAGCCATTTCGGGCAAGGAAGAAAATGTTGCAAGGGGTAAAGCAGATAGTGTCATCCAGAACATTACATTCTTTTGGAATCGCATAAGCTTCTTACCCATCTCAGTGGTAGGTCTCTTATAGTTACCAGCCATAGCCTCTAAGATATCTTTAACATCTGATGCCACCTTATTGACATCCGCATCTGAAACACCCTCAGCTTGCATCTTGTTTAGTAGGTGAGATATAATCTCTGCATCCTTACCTACATACTCCATTTGAGTTGAGTACCTAGCTGCAGACTTCGCTGCAGTAGCTATGTTAGCAAAGATATCAGACTCAAAGAAACCAGCATCATTAAACTTTGAGTTTTCAGATAAGCCAATGGTTCTTTTCTTGTGTGCACTTGGGTTTAATGAACCAACGTTAGATATAATAACCTCATTGTTTTCTCCAAGGACATCTGAAAGATCAGACACAAGTGGATTATCTATGACCTCATCCGTTATCCTCTGGGCTTCTGCCGCAGACATATTAAACTCAGACATCAGGAGAGACTTAAATAGTTTCTGATCCTTAGAGACTGCGTTCTTATCAAGACCTTTGTATTTAAACAGATAGTTATCAATGTCGCCCATGTTAGCACCAGCAATCACCTGATCCTTACGCATAGTGACACCTAAGTTTACCATTTGATTACCAAGGTTTACAATTCTAGATCTGTTTTTAATATCAACACTAAAGTTAGCCCAGTAAGCAGGATCATTAGACACTTTACTCCCATCAAACTGACCATTCGTTTGGTGCTTTGGATCATTTAATATTTTATAAATATCATTACTGATCTTACGCTTGCTTGAAGATCTAAAAACACCAGCAACACTCATCAATCCCATAGACTTATAGAAAGGTTCAGGCTCAGAGATGTAGTTCTTATAGGCAGTTACCAAGTGGTGTTGAGCCGCCTCTATACCAGAGCCCCCATGTAAGGGGGTCAACACGCCACCTAATAAAGATGCCATAGCTCGTGCAGATGCTGACTTATCTAATATTCTTTTTGGAATTGCACTAGTAACAGATGCCCTCCAAAGTTTATGAGCATCCATCACAGTTTCTGATGCACGTTCCATAGTGGTTTTGCCTTTATTCTTTTCCTTGTGTTCAAGGTCTCTGTCTACAACATTAAAACCTACACCAACACCTCTGTCTTTAAGGTTTTTGATTTCTCTTTTCTGATCTAGTAAGACTTGAGCATTAGTCCTAACAGTTCCGTGATTAGATATTTCTATGGCTGTATATCCCTCTACCTCTGAGGGTGTTGCAGCTTCACCATATCTTGCAGCTGCATCCATCCATCCCAACTGATCTTTAGCAGTTCCTGGAGCGGAGAACACACCGCCTAGCGCAGTACCTGCAAGAGCAGCATTGGTTATACGTTCTTGGAACTCTTCAGCATCAAATACTTTATTAGAACCCTTAACAGCTGCTAGATATCCAATAGCTTCTTGACCAACCTCTGTCAGTCCCTCTGCTGTAGCACCAACACCAATGGTTTTCATAACCCTCATAGCTGTAGCTTTAGCTTTGAGTTGGTTCTTAGCCATTGCTTCAACTTGTTCTGCAAACTCTGCAACAGCGACATCTACTTCTTGTTTAACAACACCCTTAGCTTCACCTAAAGGTATTCCCCTTTCCTTAGCTAACTTATTAGCAGCTTCTTGGATAGCCTGGACTGGGCTTTTAGACGCACCACCAAGACCTTTAAGACCAAGCCTATCAAGTACAGTCATGGTAATACCACCACCAATAGCAGCAGCAGCTGACTTGTCCTCGTTAGGCCCCTCCATCTCATTCCAAACCTGACCTGTGAACATACTAACAGGTACTAAGTACGATGCTCCAAAAGTAACAGGAGCTGCAACTGTTGCTGCAGCTGTTACCGCCATGAATGGGAGGGACATAGCCATCATGTTACCAAGGTACTCAAACACTTGACCAACACTTTCAATGTCTTTGTAGTTGTTAAGTGTGTTACCATAAGCTGCGAGCTTAGCCTGCTGCCTACGAACACCATTCTTTCCCCAAGTTTCTACACCTTCTGCACCAGACTTGTAACCACCGAGGTTAAGAACACCAAAGGCACTCTCTCCAACACTGGTCCAACCTTTATTCCAGTTGTCTGATATTGGGTTTAGGGATTCATTGTTAATAGAAACACCAGCCTTACGGATAGCCACACTATTATTAAAGTACTTCCCCATCTCACTTGTAGCTTGATCACGAGACATGCCTTGTTGCATGAAGTAGTTTATGTACTCTGAGCGTTCCCTTTCAGTCTCAAGGGTTCTCTTAAACCCAAGAGTCTTAGCACCCTCTTCAGCACTAGCCATCCTGATATCCAGAGCAGCCATGTCAAAGTCGTTGAGGGTACCATCCCCAGACAAACGATCTTCAGTTCGTTGAGCTTCATAGATATCCCTATTAAGGATATCCATGTTGCTATTGTATAGGCCAATGTCGAAGGCTCCAGCATTTAACATTGAAGTTTTATAGCTGTCACCTTCGTCATTTACCATATCAAACATCTGACGCTTACCAAGTGTATCCATCTGTGGGGAACCATCGGGGTTAAACTTGAGCTTAACATTAGTAAACCCTAACCTGTTGGCAGTTTCCCTCATGATGTCAGTGGTAGCAGCACCACCAGCTTCACCTGGTTTATACTTTCCGTGGATGATCTTCTCTACTTCAGCCGCCTCAATCCCTTCCAGTCGGTAGCTTTTAGAACCACTAGCGTTAGACGCTGTGTCTCCATCCACAAAGCTTAGGTCTGTCCCGTCAATATTATCTGGGGTGTACGCTAGAGCTTCATCTAATAGTCCCATGCTATTCTCCTGTTTTTAAAATTAAGTAGTAGGATTAGTTAGAGTTTTCTCATAGTTCTTAGCAGCTTCCTCTAAGATATATTGCATATATCCACTTTTACCTACAGCATTTCCACGTTTTGTAATCGCATTTCTTGCTTCTTGAGACAACCCACCTTGCTCTTCAGGCAACGACCACTTACCAGAGATGTCAGTCTGACGTAGCCAAGTTGAGAACCTGATTGGAGTAACCTCATTAAACTGTGGGTTAACCTTCTTCATTTGATTGTGTATGTTTGAAACCCAAGAACTAACTGTAGATGTCTCAACAAACTTTACCTTATCATCATTACCAATCTTAAAGTTATTTGGATCACCAGCACTTTGAGTTATCCACAACTGGTTGAGATATGGTTCTATTTTCTGCGCCCTCTTTGGGTTACCATTAATATCCTTACCACCTATAGCTAGATTGTAAGCTTCTGTCATTAGGCCAGGTACCATTTGAAGAGGCACACCATACCTTAAAGCCCAAGCCGCAGTGTCAGCTGCAACAACTGATGGTTTCAAGTCAGTCTTGTACACTGCTGGCTTACCATCCATCTTATTTGTAACAATGCCACCTTGCAACCTAAGCTCATCAAATGTGTCTTTGTAAAGAGAGATCTGACTTGCAAGAGCAGTATCAAACTCCGGAGTACCCTTGACTCTCTTAGGATCTTGATGCAACTGAGCTGGATCATATACCTTACCATTAGAATCTTGAAGATAAACAGAATCATCAGACCCCTTCATCTCCTTAAGCTGCAATGCTACAAAACTACCAGCAGCATTGGATGCGTAATAGGTACCAGTGTTACCAGTTTCTGCAAGAGTTAAACCAATAAGTTTGAGATCATTAGGATCAAGAGACTTTCTATAAGCCGCAATAGACCCCATCTTATGCTTACCATCTGAGATAAGTTTATCAACAAACTTCTGAGTACGAGCACCCTTAGCTTCTTCCCTAGCTAAATATGTCTTACCAGCAAAGGCAAGAGCTTGGTTGCCAGACAGACCAGTAGCACGACCACCAAGATACATAATAGCAGCTCTCATGAGTTCTTTAGTATCAAATAGATCCCCGAAGACGCTTTTGATTGTAGACATAGCACCTTTAACTTCAGGTGTAATACCATCACCACCCTTAGGATCTATCTCAGCAGATGCCTTTCTAGTAGCATTGTCCTGATCAGGTGTGGTTGTTGTCACTTCTTTAGGGTTTTTTTCTAACTCGGTAATTGCAGCTTCAACTGTATCAGCGGTTGGGCCTTTAGGTTTTATAGGCTTACTATAAGTACCCGTAACAGGATCATACGACTGGAGACGTTCACTGTTTGCTTTTCGCTTAGCTTCAAGGGCCTCAACATTGGCGGCTTCAATATCTGTAGCAGGCGCAAGTAGTGCAGCTTGTTGTTCAGACGTTAGCCTTACAGTTTCCTGGTCTCTGGTTGCAGTTTCCTGAACTGTCTTATTCTGATTCCGTTTTCTCTCAAACCTGTCAATATCTAGCTGTGTAGCCGTACCTGCATCAAGCTTAGCCTGTAACTCAGCCTGTTGTACAGCTAATATAGAAGCTGATTTCTCAGCGTTCCTTGAAGAAGTGTCGGCAACAAATTGTTGACGCTCAACTTCGGGCCTGTTACCACCACCATACAAAGCAGCAGCGTTATGTAAAGAGGTATCATAAACATTAAAAGATTCCCCTGCCGATTCACGAGCCTCAATTTCCGCCATTAAAGCTTGACCTAATACGGGATCTGCACGAGACCCCTGACCACCATTGACTGCAAACATGTTGTAAAGTTCTTCAAGAGACTTACCTTCAAATGTCGCATTAGAGGGCTTAGGGGGAACATACGCAGGACCACCACCCTTACCACTGTTTGCTACAGGAGGTACAAAACCTTCTACAAACACGCTCTGACCACGCTCTAATGGTGGTACAACTTCTGACTGCTTCTTATTAAACTCGTCATTAGCAGCTTGACGTTCCATATCAATCTGTGCAATCTCCGCTCTGATCTTTTCTGCCTCAGTAGCATTAGACTCTTGCTGTTGACGCATTGAATCATAGCTTGGGTTTACCGATTGTAAGTTAGTACCATTGAGTACATCCTGTTGAGCTATAGATTCGTTGTATGCTTGTGCATTAGCTGCAGATTCTTTTTCACTGTAATTCAATTTATCTTGAACAGCAGCACCAATCTCAGGGTCTTGAACAGGGTTACCATTTGTATCTGTAACAAAACCATCACCATTTAAGTAGTAAAGCTGACCACCAAGCATGGTTGGTCTGGGTGCTGGGGGAAGTTCTGTTGGAATACCTTGAACTTCAGGTACAGGGTACATAGACATAATCTCTTGAGTTGACATGCGAGAAGCCCTGTCAACGCTTCCGGAAGAACCTTGTAGTAATGATTCATCACTGTTAACATCTGGCATCAAACTTGATTCCGAACTTCCATCATTCAGATAGACAACACCACCCATGTTAGCAGTTACCATATCCTTCTCTTCAGCATAATCAGTAGTATAATTATTACCACGAAAGTTAAAGATACCTCCCGCTCCCATGTCAGCTCGTGCATCCCTAAAGGCTTCATTGAAGCTTGTAGGTACTGGGGGTGCTGCTTGTACTTGTGGTACACTGGCCTGCATAACTGCCTGTTCGACAGCTAAGGGATCTACTTGAGTGTTGGGTCTCATCTGAGGGCGTGAAGATGACATCGAGTCTGTTATCCCAGCTACCATTTGAGGAGCTAGATCTTTAGGTCTCATTTGGGGAGGGATAGAAACCATAGGTGCTACAGATGGTGTTGTAACTCCACCAAAGAAATCACCAATCATTCCAAAACTACCTTCACCATCCTTACCACCGCCACTAAAAAATCTTGGTACTGGTTCTGTAGATGTTGCTTGGGTTGTAGGTTGTGTGGGTGTGTTTGTGTCATCGCCTCCAATAAAGTTAGCAGCATCATTGGCTTTTTTCAGCCACATGTTTGAAAACTCACCAGCAGTCATGTTAACATTACCGCCGTTCTTAATAACCTTACTCTCTGTCATGTTTTCTACATCTAGTACATTAATAGATGGATCTTTTAACAAACGTAAAGCACCTGTTGCTCCTTGTTGATGTGCTAGATATATCTCCGCTGGTGTCGGTTCACGACCAAGGACACTTCTTAAATGAGAAGCATTATTTGTCAACAGTTTACTACCTGCATCTAGGCTTTCATTAACATCAAAACGGTTTTCAAGATTATAAGATTTAGCTGTATCATCTATAAATTGCATGATGCCACCAGCAGATGACTGTTTTGATTGGGCTTCAGGATTTCCCCTAGACTCAAGGTAAACAATGGTTTTAAGAGTTAATGGATCAATACCGTACTTAGCTGCCGCTAAAACGATGGCAGCTTCAACCTCAGATGTGTAGTTTTTATGCCACGCAAAACCACCTTTATTATAATTTTGAATACCACCACCCATGTTTTTCATTGCACGATGCTGTAGCCCTGCGTCATTCATTTGCTCTATCACAGGAGCAAACATAGTTGATGCTTCCTTGTTGAGGACAAATTCCCCAGGTGTTAGCATCGCAGGTACAGTATCCCTATTAGTTGGATCTGTTTTATCGATCATATCATTCTCCTGATAGTGGTGACTTAATTTCTTTTGCACATTTGCAAGATGTTGTTTTGCCACAAGAGCAAGGGACCTTGCCCCCATCGTTGAATACTCCAAACAGTTTACCTAGGCCAAGACCAATACCGATAGGTCCAAGAGCTGCCATTAACCCTGCACCAGCAGCACCAGTAGCAGCACCAGTAGCAGCACCAGTAGCAGCACCAGTAGCAGCACTTCCACCTAAGGCATTTCCAAGAGTTCCCATGAGACCTTCCTTAGCCGCCATAGAAGAAGCTGCAGATCCAATACCTTTATCAATAGCACTCATAGCAAGTTTAGATCCGATAGCTGAGAGAGGACTTGCCTGTGCCTGTGGTAGTGGTGATTGCATCAGTTGACGTTGACGTATTTCCTCTTCACTGAGACGAGAGTTAGCTATCGCTACCCCACCAGTACTTCCATTATTATATTTCTGAACACGACTAGGGTTTAGTGAGATAGGTCCACCGTTGTTCAAACCGTTGTTATAATTCAACAGGGAATTAGAATCAATTTTAGCCTGTCTTTCTCTAGCATCGTCAGCGTTTGAGTCTTCGCCAACCTTAACTCCGTTAAGCATAATATCCCAACGCTCATCATTGTTATAAACTAAATAAGATTTAGGTGCTGATGGGGCTACTGGATTAGCTAGGTTATATGCTGCATTGCGTTCTGCGGCAAGTGCGGCTAAACGTGCCTCTTTTTCGGGGCTGTCATTATCTGTAGCGTGTCCTGTTCTTCCGCCAGAAATACCGTCAGCATTAGTAACAAAGGCGGGATCTGAGCTGTAATTATTAACGTAGGTAGAGGTGTGGGGGTTCCAACCACCAGGAGAAGGGGTTGCTTTACTAGGTACATACGTTCCACGACCACCAAGAACTGCGGGGCCAAGGGTAAACCCAAGATCAGTTGATGTGCCATCACTGCTATACGATACGGCAGGGCCACCTGTCCCCCTTGGACTTGAGTCATAATAGTCCCGAACCTCTGGGAAGTTTGAAGGTGTATTATCAACATATCCCGGTGGACGTACATCCGTAGGCTCCACTATTGTGTATGGTACTTGAGTACCAAAGGAGTCAGTTGAGTAATAAACATCACTATCAGTGTAGCCTGTACCATGAACATCAAACACGTCAGCCTCAGTCTCATTGATTACTGTTGGGTTAGTCCCTGTTGTAGTTGTATTGGTTGTCTTATCCCTTATTTCCTTACGCTTTTTTGCAAGTTCACGATAATCTGGAACATAACTCTTCCTGACACCAGTATAAGACAAGGGGCCAGATACATACCCACTTAGATAACTCTGAATAGCGTCGGCTGCATTACCACCTGCAGGTAGCCCAGTTGCCACTCCAGGTTTAACAACTCCACCCTCTTGGTACTTTTGTATTATACGTTTCATTACTTACCTCCACCTGTTGAGGTGCTTGTGCTACCCAAAGCAGGAGATCCATACAGACCAAACAATCGTTGAATACCTTGATATGCTGCATCGCCTTCGTTTTGATTCTGTTGTTGTACAGCTGAACCAACACTACCAAGTAAGTCAGCACCTGCTCCAAATTGACCTTGGAGTTGTGAACCCGCACCTAAAACACCACCAGCCCCAGTAATAGCAGCATTACGACGATTAGCAAGCTCAGTTGCTGCCATCTCACCACCTACTCTCATGGCAGACGAATCCATAGATTGTTGTGCCCTAGCACCGCCGAGGTTACCTGTGCGGTTGAACTCTCCTCGTTGTTGACCTAGCAGTTCCTCAACAGCAGTTCCAATACTGTCTTTCATAGCAGTTGTTTGTTCCCCTAAAGCATTAGCTCCAAACAAACCAGTACCACTAGCAGCATTACGATAGGCTTCAGTTGCCCCGTAACTATCTTCTGCTATCCGATCATAAACACCACCACGTTCTGCAAGTGTTTTCTTTGATTCAAGAGAGGTAATCTGTTCAGGGGTTAACCCTGCAACATTCTCATAGGCTCCCACCTTATACATATCAACAGCACTTCCTAGACTTTCTTCTACGTAGGGCCGTGCCCAATCTGGTAATCCTGTTGTCGTTGTTGAATTTCCACCACCACCTGACATATTAAACCTCCTTCGTGAGCGTTATAAACGGCTCATTGTATCCATATTGTTTGAGGGCACGAGCCCAACCTTTGCGACCATAGACCACAGTTCTGTTGCAACCATTAAAACGTGCGAAATCCTCAAGTATTTTTAGTATCTCAGGGCCATGTGTGAACCAACCAGGAGATGTACAGGCAACTACAGCTAACTGTTTCTTACCTTCTATTTCTTCAAAGCGAGTCATACAAACTTCACCCTCTCCTCTTATCCAACACTGACCTATAGCACCTAAGCATTGCAGAAAGAGCCCATGAGATGTCACCATCCCACCGCCATGCACCAACGCCTCTTCAACTAAGGGCCTTAACTTGTGCCATTGATCTGCCAACTCAGGGCCACTTAATAGTCTTATCATTTCTTTAACTCCGTGGTTTCAAGGTGTCTGTTTTGTATAGTTGGACTTAAAGGAGAACCCCCATTAAGCCTAGCATATACTGAAACGACCCTAGTTCCTGCGGTGGGTGTCAATGTCATAGCAAGGGTTATCATTTGTTCGTGATATGTGTGTGTAGTGCCATCTGTATAGAATCCAGAGGATGCATTAAAGACACGTTGAGATACTGTATCAAGTCTTATGTCAAACTGAACCGAGTTGGCTCCATTCAAACCACAGTTAAATAGGATGGATGTAAGATTACCACTTGCGGTGATACTAATATCCTCTATCAATTGATATGTTGCAGTTGGTATTATACTAGCTCCAGTAAATGCAGCAAACTTACTACTCACAGCTCCATTAGCAATCTGAGGAGTGTTAACCACAAGGTTACTTATTTGAGCAGAAGCCGTAATGATATTGGTAGAAGCTAACTTACCACCAGTAATACTAGTGTCACTTAAGTTATTACCATCAATACCAGTTACAGTATTACCATCAAGTGCAAAGTCACCATTATCAAATGTTACAATGCCTGAGAAAGAAGTGCCTTCTATTGGGGTACTACCAGTATCTGTACTAGTTGTAGCTGTACCTGTATCGTCTGTAAATATAAGATCAGAGAAATAAATTAAAGTAGTTGAAGTTGCACTAGCTGTTGGGGCAGTCTCTGACCACCCTGCTGTTAGTCCAGAGAGTACAAGGGTTGCCCATGTAACTGTAGCAGTTGGGGCACTGGGTGCTCCAGATGCAGATGGGTAATACACTCTCCGAGATAAAGACCTAGGAGCTGGAGCACCATCATTACCATCCTCAGATAGCAACACCACAGTGTTCCAAGTGTTTGAATTAGTAATTGTATCTTCTAGATTTGAAACATATCTAAAAGTAATCCAAAGGTATTTACCACCAGTTATCGGAACTGTACCTGACCAGCCATTGTTAGCTGTTATGATTACGTTATCAATGTCTGTATAATCATAGACAACAGTGGTGGGCCTAGAGGGTGCAGTTTGAACTGTAGTTCTTTGATATAGATAGATTGCAGTATTACCTGTTGGTCCAGCAGATCCCACCCCACCCGTCTGTCCTTGGATTCCAGGTAACAGTAACCCCATATTAAGAGCTTGTGTTATCTGGTTTGTCCAAGAGTCTAAAGTAGAGTCACCGGTAAAGGGTGGTTTGATAATATTCATTACCTGCTGCCCCCTTTACTCACCTTAATCTGATACCCTGTAAGATTCCAATCAAGGGTTGTATCACTTGACTGGCTTTCAATCCTATAGTTTAAGAACCTACCATTAAACCTAACGTCTGCCTTAAAGTCTGTAGTAGTATCAAAAGGTATGGCAGGATTAGCTGTAAAGTCAACTACTTCTCCAAGCTTATCAATACCAGCATACTTAATGTTAGCTTTAGAAGAACCATCAAACAACAATGCCATACCAGAAACACTCTCAGTGTCAAACTCAGGACTAACTGCCATGCGCTTACGCTCCAGTATAGCCCCAGATAAGTATGCACTACCATCCACACCAACTAGTTTTGTAGGTGCTGAGAGAAGTAGATCTCCTCGAACAGCAGACATTGAATTTGTACCTGTGGGTAAGTCTCTTTTAGTCCACACATTATTACGATAGTTCCAAACATATACAATTGAGCTGGACCAAAACCAAATCTCATCATACTTGTTAAACCTAACTGATTTAATTGTTATGTTAGTACGAAAGAAGTTCCTTACACGCCCATCAGAAATAGACGAAATAGATCCAGGATGCCCACCAAATACATAGCAATCATTACTACCATACACGATATGCTTACCATCCACTTCAATAACACCATCTGTATTATTAACCCCATAGTTGTCAGTTACTGTTGCAATCTGAAAGGGGACAATAGGCGAGTTGGTCTGTTGAATGGAGTGGATAGAAGAGTCTGTGTACACGTAAAGGACACCCTGTAGCTCTGCTAGGTCTTGAATAGTTCCTGTAGATGCTAAGATAAATTCATCTGCTGTGTTAGCACCATTCTTAAAAGGGTTCCAGTTCTCAGGCATAACACCTGGAGCCGCAACATCAGAGGTTCTAACAGTGCCTGTAAGAGTACGACCACCTGTTTCTTTTAAGTTACCTGCAGCTAGGAGGTTACCATAAGATCTTATAACACCTGCTGTCACAGCCGTTACTGGGGTAGATGTTACAGATATCTTATAAACCGTACCACCGGAAGAGGTGTCTGGGGTAAAGTTAAATGAGTTATTAGAGTAATTAACTCCAGCTATTGTGCCGATGTCAGCTAATGTTGCATCTGGTGATACAACACCTGCGGAATTTATAGTAACTGTCTCAGTGTGTATTGGTTCAGCTGTATTACGAGGCAATGCGGTTATCTTAATAGATATTGCATTACCTGCACCAGGGTCTACAAACACAGTGTTTTTAACTTCAATAACACCGGCAGAACCATCGTGCTCAAAAGAGGTAATCTCTTCCTCAACAGCATAAGAGGCCCATCCAGGTAGTGCAGTTACCCCAACTACATCATCTTGTAGGAACACAGGTGTAGAGTTACCATTATTAAGGATGATATGATAACCACCATTAAATAGAGTGTGTTGCCAACTACCACCAGTTACTCCAGTGTTAGTACCACCTTGTGCTGAGACAACAGAGAAGCTATCATTGTACACTGTGAACACTGTATCAGACCCATTGTCTGTAATCACTACATACCGATCCCCCAGTGTAGAGGGCCAGTACGCAACGTACACAACGTTTGTAAGTGATGTTAGTTTATCAACATCAGATGGAAACCTTTTAACAGCTCCATCCCTAAAGCGAACATTGTGTACCTCTGAGAAGACATTAGGTGGTAGCGACACTGCAGGAGTATCTTGTACAAGACCAGCTGATGCTAGATCTGTAATTGGTATAATCTGTTGTGGCATCGCTACCTCCTATTTTAATCTAATAACTCACGAGCACTCTCGCTGCCCAGTAGTCGGGTCAAAAAAACACGCCTCTGCCTTCGCTCCGTTCTCCTCTGGAGTGATTTCAGTCTGGATCTCATCCTTCTCTTTTTCTTCCACGGTCTCATTAAAGATTCCGTAGCGTTTTCCAGAGAGCCTAAATGTGGTACAGCCCTTGGCCCCCTCTTTCCATGCCGTTTCGTAAACACGTTTGAAATCATCATAAGTAACATCATCTCCCACATTGCAGGTTTTAGAACAAGCACTGTCGATGTAGTGCTGGGCTAAAGTCAGAACAGCTAAGTGTTCATGAACTGAAATGTCATCTGCCTTTCGTCCTGTGACCCCTCGTGCAAAAGCATAGTCCTTAACGTTGTCGTAACGTGGTCCGTCAAAAGTCTGGATGGTACGCTCGTATGAATGTGAAAAGACTGGTTCGATTCCCCCACTGATGTTATCTGCCACGAGGGAGATTGTCCCAGTAGGCGCAATAGATGTGAGGTGGCTGTTCCTAATACCATGCTTTCGGATCTCCTTTTGGACAAATGCTGGGAGTGTGCGAATGAAGTTACCCTTTAGGTAGTCTTCACGATAGAGGGGAAATGCTCCCTTCTCCTCTGCAAGTTTTGCTGATGCGTAGTAGGTGTTGTCTCTGAGACATGCGAAGACTTTTTCCATCCATCGCAGGAACGGCTTAGAGCCATACTCGAATCCAAGCATCTCGCCTGCATTAGCAAGACCTGTAACGCCGAGTCCCATTCTCCGCTTATTCTTTGCCTCATCTTCTTGCTCCCGTAATGGGTAAATAGTACGATCAACAACGTTATCCATAGCACGAACAACATGAGGTATGTCTTCTTTGAATTGAGTAAAGTCGAATGTGTACTTACCATTTTTATTCTTAATTGTATACTTAGTGCAGTTAAAAGAGCCTAGTAAACAAGCACCATAGGGTGGTAAAGGTTGTTCACCACATGGGTTAGTAGCACTAATGTCCTCACAATAGTATAAGTTATTCATTTCTTGGATGCGATCAATGAATAAGACGCCAGGCTCAGCCCAATCCCAGGTAGATTCCATTGCCAGATCCCAGATCTCATTCGCAGAAACTGTTTCATGTACAATCCCATCAAACACTAGGTCAAAACTGTCGTCTTCTTTAGAGAGAGACTCCATAAACTTATCAGTAATGCCTAATGATATATTGAAACCAGTGAGCTTATCAGAATTACGTTTAGCAGTAATGAAATCAACAATATCCGGATGGTCAATACGGAGAACACCCATTTGCGCGCCGCGCCTATGACCGGAACTACTGATTGTTTGACATACTGCATCAAATATAGACATAAAAGAGATAGGCCCACTGGCTTGACTTTCCAATGACTTAATTTGAGTACCTCTAGGGCGTACTTTAGAGAAATCATAACCTATACCTCCTCCTCTTCGCATTGTTTCTGCTGCTTCTTTAGCACGATCCATAATAGAATCCATACTATCCTTAATATCACCT